CTATACCATTAAACATGGTTCCGGTTGATGCCATGGCCTTACCTGCTCCTGGTAAGCTACCTAAAATATTAGTGAGTCCACGATCTCCCATGCTTGACAAATCTGTAATACCACTACCAAAATCACTATATGAACTGTTACTTAAGAAATTCGTAGTGTTCAGCACATCATTGCTATTAGTTATATGTGATTGTATCTTACCAACGATAGTACCAAATCCGCCAGCATCGTCTTTGTTAAACAATTTACTTTGTACAGTAGTTAAAGTATTAAGGGCAGCCTGTGCATTTACATTTGCTGGATATGTTGAACTGCTGGCCACAGTCTGTAGATTATCCATGGCTGTTTTTACATTGGCAGCTAAATCAATAGCTACCCCGTTACCTTGTGCCATACCAACCATAGCTGTTATAGTTGCAGGAGTTAGCCCACCTTTAGGCATGCCAATAGCCACATATTGCCCATCAGCAACTGTGGTCATCGATCTCGCGCTAGCTATTAGGTCTGCCATTTCTATTCCCTTGTAATACTATGTAATAATGCCGCCCTTTGACACTGGTTCAATCCCAGTGGTAGTTTTAATGTAATGATTCTGTACGTCATTTATAGTAGGTGCGTGCATCATAACATGACGTTTTTCTAAACGTATACTTTTATTTAGGTCACTGGTAAAGAGGCTTTGTAACAAACCAAGCCCTTGTTGGCTAGGCATGACAGTACATGGTTTCATCACTGTGAATGCATCATCTGATTCTTCTACTATCTTAGCGACGATCTCATCACCGTTGACTATCTTAAAAGTGACTATGTCATCTTGACTATATTTGTTAGTTACTAACACTTAATGCTCCTATGCGTTCTTGAATTTGTTCAGCAGATAATTTTGCTAAACCTTGATATCCACCTTCTACAAATAATGTTTCACCTAAGTAGATCTGTGGGGCTGTGCGATGGCCTTGTGCAATCAACCACTCGCGTGCTTCTGGATCTTCGTCGATCTTAATTTCTTCATATGCGAATCCATTGGTCTTTAGTAGATGTTTGGCTTTATCGCAAAATGGACAATAATTTTTACTGTATATTGTTAACATCTTATAACTCCGGTAATTCGTCGTAGTCAACGTTTTCGCCCATGACTCCGATCACATAATTCGTTGATTCATTTTCTTGCAAGGCTGTTTGTTTTTTGCTGGTATCGCTGTGCTTGTTGAACCAAGGTATAGGTGTGGTCTTAGGTGCTGGTTCCTGATACTTGATACCTATGTCTTTTAGTGCGCCAACTGCTGTATAGTCTACAAATTCTTTTAGGATGGCTGCATTAAGTCCAATAACTGGACCTAGTTTAAATAGGTAGTCTGCCCAGGCTTTCTCTTCAATGATAACATCTAAATACATTTGATAGACTTCTTCTTGACACTCTTCCTTGACTTTGGCAAAACGTGCATCTTCTTTAGCCACTTGATTGATCAGCCAAGCAGTCCACTCTTTGTGTAGTAGTTCATCCTGTAAGATCAAACTGATAATATTGCCATTACCAATGAAGATCTTGTTTTCTACCATGGCTAGGCTTGTGGCGAATGATACCATGAAGCGGAATGCTTCCAGACCATAGCTGGCATTTAGTGCCAACCATATGGCCTTGATATGTTCCTGTTCGTCGATCTTGTGCCCTAGTTCTTTTTTACAATTAATACTGTGCAGGGCATCATAATAGGTACCAATATTACTAGCCATGCTAACAATCTCTTGTGTATCATGTATAGTATTAAACACATCTTTAGGTACATTATAGATGTTGCGTATGATATGGCTGTAGCTACGGCTATGTATGTTAGTTTCAAAGAAACTCCAATTGTACATCAGGGCTTCTAGTTCTGGAATACTCACCACAGGAGTGAATACCTGTGCTGGACCTCTGCCTTGCAGGCTGTCTAAGGCCGTCTGTCTCAGTAAGTTGCTGGTAAAGATGTGTTTGACGGTATTGCTGGCATCTTTAAAATCATTTGAATCTTTAGTTAGGCTTACCTCTTCTGGGATCCAAAAGAATCCACGAGCGGTCTGCTCTAGTTTAACTAATTTATTATACTTGACTTCTTCAAAACGTTGTATGGTCACAGGACCTGCTGGGTCAAGGAACATCTTGCGATTAAGATAATCAGTGTCGTGTTTAAGATCGTATTGTAATTTACTCATTATAGTTTACATGCCTCACAGTCTTCTTCTTGTTGTTCTATAGTTTCTGGTTGTGCTTGTGTTTCTATCACTTCATCTAGTGACTTACTACCTGCTTTATTGATAAGACTGTAATAGAAAGTCTTTATACCCCATGCGTGTGCCTGCATTAGATTTTTAGCAATCAGCGTGCTAGGCACTTTACGACCATCAAAGTAGGCTGGATTGTAAAATGTATTAGTGCTGATACTTTGATCTACGTAGGCGGCTAACACTGCGGCTGTTTTCAAATAGCCTATACAGTCAGTTTGTTCCCACATGAGTTGATATTTATTCTTTAGTTTATTATATTCAGGAACAACCTGTATAAATGATCCTGCTTTAGATTCTTTAACACTTATCAAACTCATAGGCATCTCAATACCATTGGTAGACCCAATAACCACGCTAGAACTTTCAACAGGAGCAATAGCCATTAATGTAGCATTACGCACACCATAGCTTCGCATATCGCTACGTAGTTGTTCCCAATCTAGTTCACGTGTTGGAGAAAAGTCTGCTAATTTGTTTACTGCTTTAGCGCGGCGTTCCCAAGGAAAATGTCCTTGGCCATAACGTGTGTGTTCACTGTGCAGACACGCACCACGTTCTTTTGCTAACTCTACTGTGGCTTCTGTTAGGTAAAATGCCTGATGTTCTATCCATGTCTTAACATCTTGTAGGGCTTCAGCAGTACCGTATTCATATCCACGCTTGGCATGCCAGTAAGCAAGATTAGTAACACCGATACCCAGAGGCTGGATTTCATCATTGCTGAGTTTGCTCTGTATACTCAAGAAATCTTGATAATCTAGAATGTTACATAGACTACGTTGTAGGATACGGCACGCACGGCGCATGTCTTCTGGATTGCGGAAAGCTCCCCAGTTGATACTGCCCAGTGTACACAAAGCTATACGACCATTTGGATCATCTAAACGTTTAAACGGCTTAGTTGGTAATAGGATCTCACAACATAAGTTACTTTGATAGATAGTGTGATACTCAGGGTCAAATGGGCCTTGGTTCATGACATTGTCAATGAACACAAGATATATACGTCCAGTATCAGTACGTTCTTTTAATATGCCAGATTTAAACACTTCTTCAGCTGACAGAACTTTCTTACGTAGTCCTTTTTGCTTTTCATACTTCTCATATAATTCTTCAAAGAGTTTTGTGTCTTTGTAAAACGCTTCATACAGGTCAGGCACTTCATTAGGATCAAAGAATGTAATATTTTCTTTGTTCTTGAATCTGCGCCAGAACATAGCATTAAGCACAACACCATAATCCATGTGTCGCACTCGAGTTTCTTCTGTGCCTTGATTGTTTTTCAATACGATCAAGTCATCAAATTGATGATGCCATATTGGATAAAAAACTGTAGCACTAGCATTACGGATACCACCTTGGCTACATGAACGCAAGTCACCGAACCATTTCTTAAGGAAGGGAATCATACCTGTGTGCATGACTTCCCCACCTCGTATAGGACTACCCAATGGGCGCAAACGACCTATCTCTAGACCAATACCAGCACGCTTGGCTGCATATTTGGCCATCATCTCTCCTGATGCGAAAATACTGTCTAGGTCATCGTCTGATTTGATCAAGACGCATGAGCTAAACTGCTTCGTAGGGGTACCTAGGCCAGCGAGCACTGGAGTAGCGAGCGTGAACAATCCGTCACTGGCGCAGGTATAGTAATCTTTGATATAACGTAATCTTTGTGTAGGGTTTTCCTTATGGAATATAGTTGCGGCTGCTATCATGTAACGAACCTGTGGAGTTTCATAGATCTGTTTAGTAGCTCGATTCCTAACTAGATATTTCTCTATCAGCTGTGCTATAGCCGCGTAACTATATTCTTCATCTTTGGCGTGATCGATCATGTCATTCATGCGATTCCATTCTTCTTCAGTGTACCAAGATAATAGTTCTCCAGTATATAATCCAGTAGCTACATTAGTTTTTACGATTTCATATAAATGTGGGACTTGATAATCACCGTAGATATCTTTGCGTAGCATAGATAAACGTTGTTTACCTGCTACATATTGATAGTTAGTATGCCCTACTTCTGGTTCATGTTCTACATCAATCAAATCTACGATAGCACGTAGAGTGATTTCATCAATTTCTCGTGTGCTGATGCCATCGTAAAAGTGTGGTTGAGCTTTAATCTCTATCATGGACTGGCTGACGTCAGCTACACCCTGGCAAACTTTGGCTACCTGTGCCTGCCATTTGGTCAGATCCAGTGGGACGATCTGGCCACTGCGTTTTTTGACTTG